CATTTCTTCAACATCTTTTTTGCTCATAACAACGAATTGTTTTTCTGTATCCATGCTCCACCTCACACATATTTCTTTCCAGTCTCAGGATCCTCGAATTTGATTCTGTCACAGAGTTTGAACCCAAATCCTTTTGCAAGTCTTTTGACCATCTTCACAAACAGTTCTGCTTCCTCATCCTTTTTTGTCCTGCTTGCCCTGTACACTAATGTTCGGGTTCTATCCGCTGCACAGATCGCATCATGTGCTGTTCTGTCCTTACATCCGCTTGCATTATATAAACTTTTATCCATATCAATTCTCCTTTATATATTTAAGCATGTACTCCTCTTTATATTGCTTCCATTGCTGATCTGTCATTCCCGGAGCGTAGAAATCTCGCACTGTATCAAGTGCTTCCATCATCCCGCATTTAGGACATATCATTGTTTTATTGTCTTTTCTTGATAATGCCGGGCGAGAACTATACTCTTTCCCACATTCAGGACATATCCTTTTCTCCTCCATCTTTTAAATCTCCCAAGAAATCTTCTATAGTCATTTGACCAGGTATTTTGTGTTTTTCCCAGTCTTCCGGATGTGGATAATAATGTGTAGTCAAACCATTCCAACATTCCGGACCATATCCCCTTTCAATGCTCTCCGGATCCGTCAGTTTCCTTCCACATTTCTGACATTTGCTGTACATACGAATCCTCCATCTTTCCGCCAAGTAATGTAAACAGCCATTCTCTCTGGCTCTGCAGATATTCCATCTTCCACTGAAGAATCATCTGGTCAATCACCTGATCTTCCATCGCCTGATACTTTTTAGTCATCGCTATCTGTTCTTCATTCTCTCTGATAGCTTTTTCGATATCAATATGAATCCTTGCATACTCTTTCAAAGGGGCTTCTTTGGCCTTTTTAGAGGCTATAATAGCCCACAAGAACCATACGATCATGCAACTAAAGATTCCACATATATAAAATATAAGTTCTTTCATTTTTCACATCCTTTCGTCTAAAACTCTGAGAGCTTCATGCAATTGTGCCTCTTCAATAAATTTTTCCATCGCCACCTGGCATTCTTCTATCGTTCCAATTTCCCGATATTTCTTTAATTCTTTCTCCTGTTCTGTATACTCGTTCATAATTCGCTGAATTACACAATTCTGACATTGATCATCGCAATCCGCTCCGCAAGGTAAATCGACATGATCTATCTCGATGTTTCCCGTTTCAAAGTTTCTGGAAAAGCTACAACACTCTTCTGGAACATAATTTCCATCTTCATCTTTAATCATTTTTACTGTCATTTGCTTTTCTATTTCCTTTCTTTGGTTGCTGCCTTTTCAACCTGTTTCAAATACTTTATCTGTCTTTGTATATACGGATCATCCTCTTTACCACCCGTTGCAAGCCAATCAGAAATTCTTTTATCAACATCCTGTAAAACTGACAGAGGAATTAAATCAGTATGAACATTTCCTATATTTTCCAAAGACATCAGATTTCACCTCTTTTTTTCCATCATACCAGCTTCTTCGCGGGTAAGAAATACGGTTTTACCAATTTCGCTCATTGGAAAAGCTCCTGCTATTGAACCGCTAATTAATACAACCATTCCAACCTGCTTTTATTCTGTCCCAGTGATCTGTTGAAGCTACTCCGGTCATTTTCTCCGGCAATGGCTTCAATGGACACCAATCAGGTCTTGATTTGCTTTCACAATCATAATGTTCTTCTGTCATCAGAATTACATCATAATCTAAACAGCCAGCTAATTCACAATAGCCCACATATTCAAGTTCGCCGCAGTATGCAGTTCCGAACGGGCAATCATAGCAATTCTCTGGTGTATCTATCACTAACACTGATTTACTCATCTGATTCCTCCTGCAATAATTCTGGATTGTCAAAAATGCTTCCAACTACTTCCATTTCGCACCTGTCGATATAATCTTTGGTCAGTGGCATTGAATAGCAGAATGGTTCACATCTGCTGATTGCGTCTGTCGGAATAATCTCATAATGCCATCCGACAACTTTATCTACTATGGACCCGGTTTCAATATTTCTTACACCAAATTCTCCAAATACCGTTTTTACAAGGTCTTCTGAATTTCCATGACACATCAAAATATCATTCTCCCAGATTTTCTTGCCGTTCTTATCTGTTAATCCTGTGTACTCGCATATTGTATCCGGATCAACTTCGTCAAATTCATCCGCCGTAACGGTCCATTTGCCTATTACCAATTTCCCTATGAATATTCGCTTTTCTCCCGGCATTCCACCATCCATCAGGTATCCCTCTATCCATTCACCGTTATCTTTTTTCTTTCCCTTAAAAAGAATTTCTCTCATTAACTCCACCATCCTCTACTTGTCCTGATTCTTCTAACCAATTTTCAACACATGGTAGGCAGATATAGCAACTGCGCCAACCTTGTCCTTCTACTATTGCTTTTTGATTCAACATTCTTTCGCCTTTAGGTACCTGTTTTTCACATACGCAGCATAAATGAGAAACCCTTATTTTTACGATTTTTTCTGTCAGATTTGATTCCGAACCATCCATATCCCCTGCGAATATCTGACTATCAATATACATTTTTTCTGGATATTTCATTCAATCCACCGCCTCTCACGATTTCAATGGCTCTTCTCAATCCCATTTTGTTTCCCGCAATATCTTCCATAATTTTTCTACTTCCGGAGATCTCCACGCAACCATGCAGTATGTATGTGCGTCTTCTGAGTAATGATAATGGTTTCTCTCCAGGTGTTCTCGGGCCTCTTTCTCTGTAAGAAACATCGTGTTTGGGTACATAAATGGTCTGATTGAAATACCAATTATCATGGTATCATCATGTCCATTGTTGGCAAGAAATTCATTCACTTCCTGCGTTGACAAATCCTCATACACTTCTTCTCCATCCTCCATATACGTCAACTCGAAATCCTGTGTATACCCTGTTTCAATTCTACAGTTTTCCCTATCGATATTGTTGTCTGGCAAGATGTTATCATTGAGATACTTCACCGTTTCTTCCGTTGTACTTGTAACTGTGCTTCCATCTACTTGCAAGCACAGCTCGTCCGGATCCTCATTATTGATCGCTCTCTCACTGCCTTTAATAACCCAGAAGCGAGGATCCGCTGTTCCTGTTGTGTCCTGAGTATTCATCTCAAGCTGTAATCTTTTCAGAAATTCTACATCTTCCTGATTAAGTTCTCTTTTCTTCGTTGTATCTTCATGATACTGCAATGTTTTATGAAATATTGCCATCTTAATTCCTCCTCTCAATGCCCGCTCCGCAGCATGCAGAACAGTAATTCTGTCATAGACTTCGTTCTTATCCCCTGCCTACAAGGCAATACAATTTCCAACTTCCAGTTTCTATCCTCGCTTAATAGTGTAGGATCATTGAATTCTTCCATTGCTTCTCTCCAAAACGGAATAGCAACCATAATGCCGTAATAAGTTGATGAATCTGGGTGCTTTTCACTCATGTAATTAGCAAATTTGCCACTCCGGAAATCTGGCAGAATGTCTTTGTAACACGCCATCGTAGTTACAATGTAATTCTTTTCCCCGAAGAAATTCAAACCATTACCGCTATAAACATCCTCTTTGCAGCTCTTGATTTCATAGCAGGTGAATATGCCTTTTTCTATTCCTGACACAGAGCATTGATTCGCCGGAGAAAATTCCATGTAGTCCACCCGCCTTGCCTTCGGGGTCCATGGATCAATACTAACCTCGCTGGCCCAGTGCGAGCCAGCCCTTCCGAGGCGAGTATCTGTAAGTAATTTTCCGAGGAATTTGGTTGTTTCAGTTCTTGTCATTTTCTACCTCATATTGGTTTTTTACCTTAATTGTTTCTTACTATTCAGGTTTTGTGGTGTCGTTTTCTACCCACATGCGAAGTTCTTTTGCTCCTGGATTATTCTCCTCGATACCATCTGCCAAGTTGCGCAGGACCATAGAAATAATTCCGGCGTCTGCAGTTGCATATGGTGTAATAGCTTTAATGATATTTTTACTGTAATAGTTCAAACCTTCACTAAGCATTTCTGCCCCTTCTTTGTTTTTTCCTTCTTGGAGCATTTTTTTGGCTCTAAGGAAATAACTCTGCATACGTTTCTCTTTAATCTCTCTCATTTCTTTACCACCTTTATCTTTTTTCTCAAACGCTCAGAATGCTCGTTCGTTACAATATACTCTTCGCACTCCTGTTTCCACATATCCTTGTTCTTTGTGTCTCCGTCATACCACCTGCAGTGCTCGCAGGCATCGCAAAATATCTTTGCTTCGCCCGCTGTTTTATCTACACTGTACATTAATATTCATAATCAATGCATTCATCTGATTCAGAATAATATTCTCCATCAAATCCTTTTCTCATCAACTTCTCCCAACACGAAAAGCATACAAGTCTAAATGTTATGCCATGGCAGTCTCTTGTAAACTCCATATTGCTTCTTTCCGTTTTCTTATTACAGCAAGGACATATCCGGATATCTCTTTCTATCTGTCTGTTCATAATCCTCCTTTCCCTG